TCTCCCTCTTGAAGTTCTAGGCGGACAAAATTAATTACGTATCAGTGTAAGATTAATCTTGAACTCAGTTTGGTTAGCACTAGTGGTTTGCGATCTAAGTTCACATAAACTTCCATTTATTAAAGAACTAAAATCTACAAAGCGACTACTACTTGAAAATAATGTAGCATACTCTGTAATATCAACTGAATCACTATCGCAAAATAACAAGATTTCAGTCACCATCTTGTCATCAGTGATTTTATCCGTGGCTTGTATCACGAACTTAGCGGAACCATAGCTTAACTTACTAAACTCTGCTATCTTTCTAACGGATGAAGTAGCCGTTGCCGTAGCTCCGGAAGCGTAAGTAAAGACAGCAACATCACTATCTTGAAAATCCATCTTATCCACAAGCATGTTTTCAATAGTTAAAACACGGTTATTTAGATTGTACTTTAGCTGGCGCGCCATTTTATAATTCTACCTCTGATCAGATGATTTATTTATTAAATCTAACAATTAAAAATTTCCTCTATAGACATCGTTGTACCACTCAGGTACTACAGCATCATCTACAGAAGTCCAAACGTCTCCTTGACTATCAATTGTTGTCTCTAACATATTATCATAAGGTAAAAATCCGATTGGCATAACTTCATCTTCAATTTCGTCTAATTTTTGTTTGTACATATGCTGCTTAGCATTAGTATCGGTTAATTCTTTCCAGTATTCTGTACCTGCAGCCCATGCAAATAAAACTAAACACATAACTAGATCGTCATTACAGCCTGGTTCAGCTTCAAATGAGCCTGCTGCTGATTCACTTTTTCTAACAAACGTTGTTAATTCAACGTATACATCATAATCTTCTACTATTAATTTGTCTGCTTCAATTAAAGACTTTAAATTAGAACAACCATTTGTCTTAACTGAATGCGATGTTGTAACTCCTAACTTAGCTCCTGGACCTGACCCTAACTGAAAACCAGCTCTGCCTTTAGAAACAGTAGATAATATATTTTCGTATTCAAATTCTTGTTGTACACCTACAGCTACTTGTTGACCCACATCGTTAACTTCAATAAGTACCCATGCTTGATTATAATATCTCCCTAAGTTAACTATAAAGTTTGGAAAAATCATAGGTGATACTTCATTTGATCTAAACTTAGCAACTACTTTATAAGGTACAGCTGTTATATCTACTATTACAAATGCACTATAATCTAATCTAATTCCTCTAGCAGAATCAACACACATAATATAATTATGACCTGGTTTAGGATCTTCATAATAGTCTATAGACTCTTGATTACGTATAGGTGCTATGTAAGCCATTTGACCTAATTTACCAGGCGCTATGAGAGTATTGCTTGAACCTATAAACTGACATTCAAACTCTTGTCTAAATTGATCTTCAGATGTATTAGATATTTGTTCGTATTTCCAGTCTTCATCTCTACCTGGAACGTCCCACCAGTTTATTTCTATAGGAACAAATTTAGATCTATTCTCAGTAGACTCCATCCACATCTTATAAAAATGATTCATACCTTTAGGAGTAGATACTACTATCATTTTAGTATCAGTACCTGATGAAATAGTAGGGTAAACAGATCTAAAAAAATCTTCAGCATCGTTAGGAGGCACGAACGCAAATTCATCTAAGAATAATAACGAGAATGACATACCTCGAGCAGCTGATCCAGAAGACGCTGTAGCAATGACTTTACTACCATTTTCTAATTCTATAGATCTTTTATTATAAGTTACACAACCTTGTTGTAACCAGAAAGGTAATGACTCATATGCTGTAGCTAGTCTACCTAACATCTCTTGAGCTAATTCACCTTTGTTAGCTAATATTCCAACTGTCTTACCTTGATTGAATAACAAGTACCATAAAATATAAGCAACAGATGTAGTTGATTTACCAGACTGTCTAGGTAATTTACATATGTTAAATCTATTCTCGTTAAATGTTTCTACCATTTTTCTTTGAAAGTCGTATAATGTAAATGGTATTAATCCAAAATCAACAGACATAATTCTAATATAAGTCTCTGTAAAGTAAACAGGATCCTTAGCACATTTTTGAAACTCTAATAGTTGTTCTTTTGTATAATCTAAGTTAACATGAGCAGCTTTAATATTAGGATTGCCCATATAGTGACTAACACCAGTAGGGTTCTTTTCAAATAACTTTGCGTTTGTATTTTGGGTAGGAGCTTTTTTATTGTATCTTTGTTCTGAAAGATAATTAATTAATGCTGTTTTATTTTTAACATACACATCACCGAATTTTTTATATCTTTTATGTTCAGATGGATTATATAAATCTTTTTTAACTATCACGTTGTAAAAGCTCCAATAAATCTTTTGTATTCATTTTTACATTTAAATTATTATTCGTGACCTGGTTTTTCTCTCCAGTAGGGTTGTTTAATTTTTCTGTCTTTAAATGATGGTCCATCATTTTTGCTGCTGTGTCACCCAATGCTTTAGCTGCTTCAGTTGCTACTTCAATAGCTCTTGGATGTTCAGATTCTCTAGCTAGATTAACAGCTGCATCTAAAATATCTTGAATTTTTTCTGAGGATTGGTATAGAATTTCTCTAGCATATTCATAATCATCTGATCTATTTCTAGCAAGTTTAGCTAATTTTTTATTCTCTTCGCTAAGATCAGTTTGCACTGATTGTAATTCATCTTTCATAAGTAAACTCCTATCCTTATTATTTAATACGACTATAAATAGTACATGAGCAATACCACTAAGTTACTAATAAATCATATGTTTTGTCACTTAATGATTATACCAGGAGCCATTTATGGTCAATGGTGGATGTTTCTTGCTGCGTTAGCATGGTGGTACGTTGTCGCTATCGTATCTATATCTGGCGGTTATCATAGATTTTATTCTCATAGTTCATTTGAAGGTAATAAGTTCTTTGAAGTATGTGTAAATATATTAGGTATCTTTTCAGGAGCAGGTCCTGCACTAACATGGGCTGCTACTCATAGACAGCATCATGCTTATTCAGATACAGATTTAGATCCTCATAGTCATATTAAAAAAGGCAAGTGGTCTGTTTATGTAAATACTTGGGGGTATGATTTTCAAATTAAAAGAAGATTTATAAAAAAGTATCTTAGAAATACTATACTAGTACATTTTTATAAAAACTATTTTATGTACAATCTTTTTATTATGGTAGCATTCTTTTTAGTAGATCCTTTATTGTTAGTTTTCGGGTATTGTATGCCAGTTGTTTTTGCATTTCATGGTTATGGGTTGCTTAATGTATTAGGGCATTCGAATGGTAAACCTACTAACAGTTGGTTTGCTAATCTTCTTACTGCTGGTGAAGGTTGGCATGAAGAGCATCATAAGAAAGCTGCACATTATAGGATTGGACGAGAAAAAGGTCAATGGGACCCTACTGCGTGGTTTATAGAATATGTTATGGGCAAAAAAGTATAAGTTACTTTCATTAAAAAATTACGAAGATCAATTTCTATATTACATTAATAGGTTTAGTAAAGAGCTAACTAGACATGATGATATAAAATGGTTTGATACTAGTACTAATTGGTGTCTTCAAAAGACATATAAAAATTATCTAGATTGGTCTTTTGTAGTTACAGATGATGATGAAGAAGAGTTGATAGCATTTGCTGCAGTACAAGACTTTGGTAATGATGTTGCTAGAATATTGACTAGATTATATTACAATCCAAAATACAGAAGAAAAAATATTAGATATGAATCTAATGAATTAACTCCTGGTAATGTAATTGCTAAACATCAAGTAGATAATTTCAATAATAAAAACCATTTATTTTTTTCTGTAGAATATATTTACAGAAGACCTACTATAATAAAATTAGGAAAGAAGTTAAATAAATTTTATGGTCATAAATGGAACACACAACCAGGTTTATACAAAACTTATAATAAAGATGAAAAAGGAGCTTGGCAATCTGTGATAGCTTACAGTTTTGTAAAAGAAAAATTTCCTTTAGATCATATGACTTTA